TCTTCATAATTGAATACTTCTCTACGTTCGTTTAAAGTTAAAGGAACTGAATTAACCCACTCACTCATGGTTTTCATATCTGTTTGCATTTCTGGCATTTCAGATATATCAAACTCTAAACAAGCATTTTCATAACCTTTAAACAACTGAATAAAGTAAGGATTTAAGTAAGACGATAACAAATCTAAATCAGGCTTAATATTATCAATCATAACCCTTTTACGTGCCTCGATTAATGTATCAACACCAAATCCACCTGAAGAACGTTCTTCATTTAATAAATCTACACTCCAATTCAAACAGTTTGCCAAAGTGCGACGGTCATAACTTAAATATTCAAATGGTTTTAATTCATCGGTTGTTAATGATATTCTAGTAAATCCAAGTTTAGCACTTGCACCCGCAATATTAGATAGTTTTTCGCTGCTGTTATTCATATCGACTAAACGGTCTTTTAACGATTGCCCTTGTTCAGCAGTTAAAGGAGTTTGTCCATCTCCAGCGTGAATAAAACCATAAACCCCGCTGTTTTGCATTGTTTTTATGTTTTGGTCTATTCCACTGTTTGAACTATTTATATTTCTAATAGCTGCCATTAATTCGCTATAACCATATAATTGTGAGCCGTTATAATCAAAGAATGGATTTGAACGTTTGATATGAATTACACTATCAGCAGGAAACTTAACAAATTGGTTGCCTTGTTGCATAATATAATAATCAACAGGACTTTCAGAACTTAATACATTTGCATTAGATTTTAATACTATTTGCATCCAGTGCGCAGGAAGCATATACAACTGCAATGGTTTACCCATTTCAGACATTACTTTGTATAAATATACATTACCACAAACCTTTAAATATACTTTGTATAAAAATAGTATATCGTTCCATGTTTGAGTTGGATTTGGAACTAATAACGGCATTGGCATTTCGCTATCTGTATCGTATGCTTTTGCTTTTAACTTCTTAATAGTTTGCTTTTGCTGTAAAGTTGTATCAATTGGAAAGCGTTTTATTTGCTTATATATTTCTTCATCTTCAATATTCTTAATGTAATAAGGCACTACAGTAGATTTGGAAGCCATTTGATTAACCATAGCATTAACATCAGGATTTTCACCATAACCCCTGTTTAATAATACTTCTAAACTTTGGTTATATGTGTTTGTTTGACCTCCTACTAATCTATAAATTGCCTCGTTAAATAAATTCTTATTAGGATTTGTAAGTATATCCCAAGCCATTGAAATTCTATTTTTCGCCATTATAATATATTTTGTTTCAAAGATATACTTTTTATTTATAATAATTCTAAATTAGAATGTAAAAAACTTACTCGACAATTCAAAGTACATCCTAAAAGCTAAAGCATCTGAATAATCTGGTGACCTACCTATAAATTCTTTTACCTTTTCTTTAGGTACTATTCTTAATTTTCCATCATTATCAATCTTATCCCTTTTGACTTGCTCTAATTCTTTTATTATGTCATCTTGCACCGTTCCATCTGAGCAATAAATATAAATACCATTGTTTTGTATTTTCTCAGATAATTTATAATAACATTGTGTTTTTAGATTTTGATACTCTACGATTACATTCTCTTCTTTTAAAGCACGTGAATTATTTACAAAACCTTTGCATTTAAGAATATCAATTACACCACCTCCGACGCCATCCTCATCGGCAATAATATTACTATTTGGTACTTTCCATTTTGTAGCCAATCCACGTATTGCCTCCGCTGTTTCAGTAACTGAACTTTTCGCTAAAGAGAATATCTCTACAACTCTAAATCCACTCCAAACACAAACTACCATTTTATCGCTACCATATCGAGCAATATCAGCACTAATATACATTTCACCACCTTCTATAAATTCATTCGTAAAACAGTTGTTTATTTTATCGTAGTCAATAAGTTTACTTGGATCATTATCATATTCCCAATTCCCATAGTATAACCTTTGTTTACTATTTTCATCAAGAGCCAACAAACTTTCTAAATATGATGAAGGTAGGTTTGGATTGTCAGTAGGTAACGATTGAATAAACTTTTTAGTATTGCCAATAGTTCCATTTGAGTTAGGAATATAAAACTTTGAGTAAGTCCAATTCTTAGCAGGGTTACAACTACCTAATATCTTTGGAATAAGATTATATTCATTTAGTTTGTATCTTATCCTAGACGTAACTATTTGCCATGCTTTATAGCTTATCTGATTGCACTCATCTACAAACGCTCCTGTTATTTCAAGTGAGCCTAAAGCATCAAAGTTTGGGTCTGCTGGATAAGAGTATAAATCTTTTAAAAGTATTTCACTCCCATTTTTCCAATAAATAACACCGTTTTGACCGTTAAAAGTAAATTGATCTGTTATTTTTAACTGCGATGCTAAATCAAAGAAAGTGTTTAAGGTTGTTTCTTTTAATGTTTTTAGCTTTGCCCTTCCCATCAACCAACGAGTGCCGGGATAAGTTTGTGATTGTTCAATTAACCACAATACGCCTAATGCTGATTTTCCACCACCTGCTGCGCCACCATAAAGTACCTCCTTAGTAGTATTATCTTTTAAATAATAAACAGCGTTTTCCTGTTTAGATATTAGTTTCATTTGGTTTTATTCCGTTACCTAAAGATATAACATTTGTAGTAATTTCACCTGAATGCTCATTTTGTATTTTGTCACCGTATTTTTTAGGTTTCAATTTACTTAACTCCCATTTTTTAGCGTCAATTTTTAACCTTTGTAGTTGAACCCATCCAGTATCAATTTTGCCCGTTAAAGCATCTCTTTGAGGCTCTTCTAAATAATCTTGTTCAATACTTTCGAATTTTATTTCGGTTCTAACATCTGTTACATACGCGTATTGTTTTACTTTCACTTCATCATCTTGTAACCAATCAAAAAATGATTTAGAAGATAAATTAACTTCTTTTAAAGCATAACGCAAAGACTTACCACTTTCGATTAAATCAAAAATAGTTTTACAAATAGTTTCTTTATTTTCTTTAGAATATGCCATAATCACAAAAGTACAAATTTAATTAACACCCCCATTCAAAATAATCGATTTCTTTTTGAAGTTTAGAATAATCACCGCCTGAAACTATCAAGCGATGTAATTCTTTTTTCTTTTCATCGATGCTAATTTGCTGGTGACCGTTACATTTATCGTTATAGTTTTGAAACTTACAACTCTTTGGATCGTGTCGGCAGGTCTTGCAGGATTTTAGCATTTAAATAACCACTTCCAAAAGTTAAACTTTACTTTTACTTTCGGCTTATCACCCATTTCATTTGCTGTATAGGAATAGTGTTGTTTCATAATAGCTGTATTTCTTGTTTAACTTCTTGCCAATATATTACATAAGGACTTAATTCATCAAAATAATATAAACTAGCGTCTAATATCTCATCAACTGCTATTAATGCACATTGTTTGGCTTGTTCATAATCACATATTCCATCAATCCATAAGTGATAAGCATATTTTTCTACTAACTCTTTTGCTTTCTCTTTTGCTGTTTTCATAATTAACTTGCTTTACTTATTAAATAATCTTTTAACCTAATCATTTTTGGTCTTATAAATTCGTAGGCTAACCATATTAATATGTATTTCATAGTCCTTGTTCTTTTAAATATAAATCGATTAATATTTTAGTCTTTTCTAAATCTTCAATAAACTGCCCTTTTTTTCTACAACGAACAATTCTTTTAATCAAATCAAATTCATAACTATTTAATTTCTGCTCATCACAAAACTTATAAATACTTCCATTTGAATTGTCGTAGTGTTCTGGCTTGTTTACTATTTCGTTTATTGTATCTGATATTTTCATTTTACAAATTTATTAAATTATTGTATTACTTTTACTTTAAGTTGTTGTTTATAATGGTTTTAAATTGGATAAATAACTCCTTTAGTATTGTGGATACAAAAAGCTATTTTACCAAGTTTTATAAGTTCATCTATTCTATATTTTTGCATTGCTTTAATTGTATCATTGCCCTCTTTGCATTCAATCCATGTATCTATTTCATTTTGTTTCATACAAAGTAAATCAGGAAAACCGCTATCAGATAATTTAATAATATTTAAAACAGTCCAACCGTTTTTTTTATATTGATTTATTATTTTACTTTGAAATTTGCTCATACGATTTAAGGGTAAAGTTTTTCTTTTTTTCAATTACTTTTAATATTTGTATGTCTAAAGTATTTTTCGCTAATATAAAAAATACTTCTGTTTCTTTTCGTTCTTTGATTGTTAAGCGATCTAATGATTGTACAAAATTAGTTCCGCTAAATCCAAAATTCAAATAAATAAGTTTATCGGCTTTGCTTAAATTTATCCCCATAGCTGAACTATACTGCTGCCCGATATAATGTTTGTTTGTTGTATTAAATTCGTTTAAATCAGTTGTAGCATGGTTACCAAACACATCCAATAACATTTCTAGTTCCTGTTTAAAATAGTAAAATATTGCTAATTTACCTTTAAAGTTTTCTTTGATGTAAACTGCTTTTGAATTATCTATTATTCCAGTATTGCCACTATCAAAAATAATAGTTCCACTCCCTAGCTGGTGTTGTTTACTCATTAATTTAACCCCACTATCTGCAATAATAGTTTCATTTTTACCTTGAATTATATTATCTTTTTTAAGTTTATCAATTAACTTATAAGTTACGGGTTTCATTTCAATAAATATATTTGTTTTTACAATTACATTTTCAAATCCTGCTTGTTCTTGTGTAAATTTATGTACTAACTTATCAATTTTTATTTTTATCAATTCATCTTTAGCTTTTGAATAATCATTACTTTGTCCGTAGGTAGTATAAATTAAATTAGGATTTACATAATCTTTAGCAAATTTATAAAAATTAACATAATCTTTAAAGGGACTATTTCTGCTTATCCAAAATTGATGATACCATTGGGAATAACTTTCGCTTGATGGCGTTCCAGAAAGGTAAATTAATTTAGTATTAAAAAACATTTGCTTTAATAATTTTGTTCTTATACTAGGTTTTGGAAAAGCCCCAATACTATGAGCCTCATCTAATATCACTAAATCATAGTTTCCTTTGATTTTATGCAAACTTTCGTAATTAGTAACCTCTAACTCATAATTATATTTTAATGCGCTAAAATCGCTTAAAATTGACTGTATTGCTTTTTTCTTTGTTAGGAATAAAACTGATTTTGCATTTACATTGTTTGCAATTTGCAAACTTGTTAGAGTTTTACCTGTTCTAACTTCGTGCTGTAAATAAACTAAACCATATTTTAACAAAATATCAGTACCTTCTTGTGCATTTTTTATTTGTGATGGTCTTAATTGTTTAAATGTTTTTAACATATCTTTTTCCGTTTAATATTTGTTGAATACAAGAATTACTAACATTATAAATAATAGCTATATCTTTTTGATACATACCATTTTTATATAAATTTTTTATATTATCTAATTCTTTTATGTCAATTTTTCTACCTAAAATTCCATTACCTTTTTTTTCTAAAAAATTAAAAGAATGCTTTTCATTTTCAGAATAAGTAACCCATTCTAAATTTTCAACTGTATTATCGGTTTTTATTCCATTAATATGATTAACGCAAGGTTTATTTTCAATATTTTTAATAAAGGATAAAGCAACTAATCTATGCACTTGAAATCTTTTTACTTTATTTTCTTTGGACAAAGAAACTCTTAAATAACCTTTTACATTTTCTTGTTTTAAAAGTCTAATTTTATTATACTTTAAACTTTTCACATTACCATAATTTGAAACTTCATAATTTTCAAATCCTTCAATTTTTTTCCAAACTTCCATAAAATTAAAAACCCACTTATCAAAAGGTCGTCGTCTTTATCAAAGTGGGAATTTATTTAATATTTTTATTTGTAGCGACGACTCTACTAATGCAAATATAATAAAAAAAACAATATAAAAAACAAAAAGCCGTATTTATTTAATATTTCAGTACATTCTAAAGCGTTTTGTATTTGATATTTTCTTAATTCCATTATAGTTTTTCTCTTTCTTTTGATAAATTAGCTTTTTTTGTAGTAAATCTTAATGTGGTGTTTTCATTATGAAAATCAATAAAATAAGATATTAATTTTTCATTGTTAAAAAGTCGTTTTGTATTAACTTGATAAACGTACTGATATAAATAATCATAGGTTTTATTATATTTTTCTAAAAACAATTTAACTATAATTGCAAAGTCATGATTATGATGATCAACATTTGCATTTGATAATGAATTTAAAACCTCTCCCGTTATTGCACACTTTGTAATTCCTTTAATAAAACTTTTTTTAAAGTTAAGAATTTCATTATCTACTGTAGACCTAAAAGCCCTGGTTACATCATCTTTTTTATTTGAAGCCACATTACGTTTACTAAAAGTATATGATATTGGTATTTTTTCGTCATTATCATTTAAAATATAAAAGCAAAAATTATTTTTTCCCCAGGTTGGATTGTTACAATAGATATATCCATTGTTTCCATCTTTAATTTTATCTAAATAATTTGGGTGATTTTTCATAAAATTATCTATTTTATAAAAAGTTTCACAATAAAAATATAACTTATCTACTTGTATCTGTTCTATTATTTCTTTCATTTTTTTATTTTTTAAAAGTGTAAACCAACTGTAAACCTACTTTACAGTTACTTTACAGTAAAATCGTAGTGTTTATAAGGGCTAAGGGCATAAGTGTAAACTGTAAA